TAAATTGTAGGACGCCATATGCGTACCATTTGTCGGGGTGATCAGACCATTCAAAAGTTCACAACCTTAGAATTGTCTGATCAACCCGACAAATGGTACGCATATGGCGTCCTACAATTTACAAGCGGGTTCAACAAAAATGTTGTAATGACTGTTGCCAACAACACTCAAAAAATCAAGCAAATTCAAACGTTCGTTCCTACTCCTTTCAAGCTTGCTACAGGAGATACCGGTGTCATATATCCAGGTTGTGATAAGACAATCAAGCAGTGCTTTCACAAATTCAACAACGTAATTCACTTTCGCGGCGAACCGTTCACTCCTCAAATTCAATCAGGTTTATAATGTCCACTGGCGGATTTCCAATACCTAGTTCTACTACTCCTGGAACATTGCCCGGCTATGTTCTGGATACTGGAACAGTGTCGGACCCTACAAACCCACAGGTTATGAATATTGGTTCGGCTACGCCAATCAATATTCCAATTTCATATGGTCGTCGAGCAATCTTTGGCTGCGTAGTCTGGTCAGGTAACTTCAATGTAACGGCAGATTCATCTGGAAATGTTGCTGACACTTGCGATTTTGCTGTAGCTTTTGGCTATCCAGGTGTGCCGCAGGATGAAATTTCTGAGGTTCAGATCGCGCGTCTCTGGATAGAAGCTTCCACAACGCTCAGCTCGGACGGTACAGCCGGACAACTTATTTTTGATCGTACGACGCCCGGTGGGTTCGCTCTTTCGCCCAATCTCGATTTCACGATCTACACTGGCACTGAAACACAGATGCCAGATGAAACTATCGTGAAGGCAAATGGCGCCGATTTGACGCCGCCTATGCGTGGAATGATTTACGTAGTTTTCAAAAAATTCAACATGGCGCAATACAATCTGCGCAGCATTCCACAACTTCGTGCCGATCTGGTCGACATAAATGCTCCCGTTGACTATTTTGTACCGTTTGCTGAGAGCGGTGTGTCGGCTGTAGATACTTTGTCTATGGATGTGATTCCAGACGACGGAAACACTGTAACAATTGATGGGCAAATTTACACGCTAGTTAGTGGTAATTCAGACGCGCCTAACAAGGTCAAGATCGGCACAAACATTAGTGGAACATTCAACAATCTGATTGCTGCAATAAATAACTCGGGAAACGATGGTGCTGGAACCTATGGTGTCGGAACCATACAGAACGTGGGTGTATCGGCGGCACCAGGGCTTGCTGCTGGAACGATGGATATTACAGCACGCTTAAGCGGTGTTGCTGGGAACTCAATTGCTGTCAGCGCTGATCTTATTAGTGGTTCTTGGAAAACTCCAACGCTTACCGGAGCCACCGGCGTGAGCTATGCGCTTCCAAATATGAAACCAATCACTGTTGATTGGTCACGTCAGCGTGCTTATTTTACTTCTTTGGATGGTGGTGGTTTTGTTACGCTGCGTGTCTACGATATAACTGGTTTGAAGGAAGTCGTCTGTCTTACGATCTGTGACGAGAACGGTACACCGATTCCTGAAGCTCTGGTAAATTATCTATGGATTTGGGAAGTACATGAACCAAGCGGAGTTATCTTCACCACTTATGGCGGGACCGCCAACAACGTTCAGATGATTACGATAAATCCAAATACAGGTCGCATCACCAGTCGTCTTGGTACAGTTTCACTTGCGTTTCCTACCGTTCGCAATCCGGACTTAATATCTTTTCCGACAAGAATACGTTTTGGAATGTCCACATGGAATGGAACCAGTTTAATGATGGGTTCCGCATCAGGTACTGGTTATTTTGCGTTTGTTACCACGATTTTTAACGACATTTTTTGTTTTGCGATCGGCCCTGACGGTACTATCATTCCAGCGGTAACTTATGGAAATGGCTCCACACAGCTACGCAATTTTTGGTTTACAACTGGAAGCTTTCCTGGTAATATTTCAGCATTTGCACTTTTTGATGAAGTTTACACTAATAACACCACTCCTGGAACTACACAGCTTTTTGGATTTCAATCTTTTACCGAGACTTACGGTTTTAGTGCTTATTGTGGCATCGGAAACAGTATATATGTTGCGTATTGGGCTACAATCGATCCAAACTTTGATGCATTAGGTTATTTTTCACTGAACCGCTATGGAGCGGTTACTATTCCTGTTCTTTTTGACACGTTCTCAGCTGGTTCGGGTATTCAAAAACTCGTTTGGAATAAAGCTGCAAGGGAAATGCTTTGCTTCTATACGGATGCCGCTTTGAAACAGCACTTGGTTAGATACGTTATTGTACCTACTCCCTATGGAATCAACGGTATTTTTCCAGTCTTAACTAAAGTGTACGATGTAATAGTTCCCTCAATAACTGTTCCCGCCTTCGAGACCGGACACCAAGACAGTAAATGGGAAGTAGGTATGTATGGTTATGAAAGTGGAGCAGCAAGCTGTGTCATTGTTAACACACAAGATGGTAGCTATCGTACCTATGAATTAAGCTCCTATGTCACATATAGTGCTGATTTTGCTACAAACGAAGCAGCTATACCTAACACATTTACTTTTGATAGTGGTGGAGCTGACGGTTCTCAGCCGTTTGCCCCTGCTGGTGGTTATTTCGTTTGTCGCCCATCGGTCGGTGGCGGTGTTGTCAGTGCCGGATTGATGTATGTAGATGGCATCCTCAACGTTCGTGTCCCACTAGCTAGCCTTCTTCGTTGGTTAGCGCTCAGCGCCGGTTACACACCTGATCAGATATACGTGTCGCCTTCCATTGATGATTTGATCATTGGCTGTTTGATTGATGTACAAACTGACATATTTCAAGCCATACAGACTCTCGGCATTATCTTCAATTTTCAGTATTTCGAGTCCGAGCAGCTGATAAAATTTGTTCGAACGCCAACTGGCGACGCTTTGGACATAAAGGCTAATCTTACAATCGACAATATCGCTCCTTCCGCTGGTGGAAGTACGAGTGGAGGAGAAACTGTTACAGATCAGGAAGCACTTCTGGTAGATTTGCAACCAGATTCGGTAACGCCTACCTCAATTTCATTGACCTTCTTTGACTTCACTAATGATTTTCAAGCATCTACCGTAGTTGCTAAACGAACTGTTTTTCCGTTTTCGCTCGAAAAGGATAACCTTCAGAACAGTTACACGATTCCGATCATCATGTTACCAAGCGATGCGTTTGATAAGGTCTACAAGGCGCTGTATGTTTTAGAGACGCAGCGTCTGACAGCAACCTTCCGCACTGGTTTCGAGTTCTTGCTTTTGGAGCCAACTGACGCTATTTCGCTAAATGTCAATGGCATCACGTATTTGATGGCGCTCTACGAATCAACGATAAACGATGATTACAGTCTTTCATTGGGTGGTACGGCACTCGGGTCGGATAATGTCACCTTGCCAAGCATTGAGGACATTCCTCCAGGTCCAGGTCCAGGTCCAGGAATAGCTGGTCCACAAGTGGTCGAAACGATTGTCATTGATTCTGCCATTCTATCTATAATGGATGATCCTGGAACCTCCGCGCTTGCTGTTTATCTGGTTGGCTATGGCAGTAATTGGACTTCGGCAAACTTTTATTATGGTGTGGATAATAGTCCTGCGTCTATATTTGGCTCAGTTAATCGTGGTGCCGCTGTCGGGTTCGTTCAATCCAAAATAATTGATACAGGAATGGAGAATTTCACTGACGAAAACGCTACAATTTCAATTCAACTTGTAGACCCAACAATAAGTTCGGCTTTCGTCTCGGCGACTGACGACGATCTTCTTTCCGGTCTCAACACGGCACTTATCGGTAATAAAGGTTCGTGGGAAGTTATACAATACAAGAATGTTACCGACTTAGGTGGTGGCTCATTGCTCTTAACCGGCATCGTTCGTGGTCGTCGAGACACTGAACACAATATGGGGAATCACAAATCAGGCTGTTATTTTATCGCAGTGCAGCAACCAACCATGCCTCAACTTCAGACTATTTCTGAGTCTGATTTAGGTAAACAAGCCATATTTTTCGCTAAAAATAGTAGTCAAAACCTTATCAGCTCTACACAAACACTAAACATTAACACGACTTCACGTAAGCCGTGGAGTCCAGCTGATTATTCGGTCGTTTTCGATACGGATCATTTTATCATCTCTTGGGCTCGTCGAACCAAACTTGACGCTCCTTTGCTCGATGGCAGCGGTATTGTGCCTTTGGAGTTCCCAACCGAAAACTTCGAGGTAGACATCTACGATCAGCACACCGGGCTAGTTGCGAAGACGTTGACGGTCGCTGGTGCCGAGACGGTGAACTACACGGAAACGAGCTTCTTGGCCGATATCTTTCCGCACAAGAGCTACATACAGCCGCTCTTGAACCCTGGCGCCGAGTTATACACGACTGACTGGACGGCTTCTGCGGGAGCTATTTACGCCACCAATGGAATAGTCAATAGCGGTCTGCTCAGCTTCTCGAATGCGGCTTCGCCAGCTCTCGCTTACCAGAACGTCGCGGTCGCTGCCGGCCTCGATACGGCGATCGACGCCGGCAACGCGAAGTGCCTGCTCTCTTGGTACCAGGATGGTGGCGTAACGGACGCGGCGGCAACTTCTGCTATGGACGTGGCATTCTATGATGGCTCGTCAGCCCTCATAAGCACTGTCATAGGCGTACAGCAACATATTGATAACGGCACTGGTACGATGACTCATCGCGAGATGATCGTTCCTATTCCTGCTCTCACTCGCACTATTCGTCCGATTATCAACATGCCGCACTCTGGTTCCGTCTATATCGATGATATCGCTTTGACGATATGGGTCAAGGACTTGGCAACGCCAACCATGACTCTTGCTGTCTATCAAATCTCTGATGATGTGCTCATTGGTCGTGGCGAGGGCGTCATCAAGACGATCGACATCGCTTACTAATGAACTGTTGTAGTTTATCTTGACTTTTTAGCTTAGAAGTGGTAGGAAATCAAATGGCTTCTGCAAATTTAGGCATTGTTCCGGTTACGCAAAACCAGAACAACAAGGAAATCACTATCAATAATGCAGATTTGGCGGTTGAGCTAGCTACTCAAGTCACGCTGCCTGTTGACATGTCTGGCGGAGATGTAACGCTTACCAATACAGCCTATACGAGAAACTTCATTTTCAAGTGCTCGGGGCAGCTTGCTAATCAGAATCTAGTGGTTCCTCTCGCACTTACTGTCGGGAATCCTTGTCAACGCGTGTTTGCGGTGCTCAACAAGAGCGTCACTTACAACGTGGTCGTCACCGGCTTGAGCGGTTTGACTGTCACCCTGACGCCCGGCGGCGGCGCCATGATCTATTCGGACGGAACCGACCTTAACGTGCTCTTCAACTTCACCACGGGTGGCTCTCCGGTCGACCTGGGGGGCCTCTGGCGCGGTGTTTTGACGAACGCCTGCATTGTCCTCGCCTACAAGTTTGCGCGCAACGTGACCGTCGCTGTCAACGCTGCACTGTCTCAGGCGAGCTGTCTGACGAATCCGACCGCGACCGCAACGCTCTTGATCAAGAAGAATGGGGCGACGATCGGAACTTTGGTGTTCAGCACCGGCGGCGTTCCGACCTGGACTCTGGCTGGTGGTGCCTCATTCGTTCCCGGCGACGAGCTGACGATCATTGGACCAGCTTCGGCTGATGCAACTTTGGCTGATGTCGACGTAACTGTTGTAGGATTAAGATAATGGCTATTTGCCTAATCGATGGTTTCGATCACTACGCTTCTGCCGTAACTGGCGACGGCTCGGTTTCGAATGTCTGGACAGTCACAGATACCTCTGGCATCACCTTTGTTCCTGGCATCTTGGATGGAACTGGACGTGCGATCAACTATGCTAAGTACAATGCTAACGTAGCTCGTCGCAGTATCGGTGGATCGTCGACTACGGCTCTTCTAGCTTTTCGCTTCGAATGCCCGGTGAGTTTTACTCATGGCGGCTTATCCTACAGCAACATTCTTTGCTTGTTTGGAAATGGAGCTGGCGATCAAGGTTGGGTTGAAATCAACTCTATTGGTGCTCTGCAATATAAAGTTGGCGCGAGTGCTAACGTTTTTTCTGGCACGGTTATCGGCACATCATCGATCAATCTCGCCGCCAACCGTGTGTACTTCATTGAAGTCAAGGTAAAGGTTGACGGATCGACTGGAACTGTTGACATATATATTGACGGAATCAATGCCTTGAGCCTTACGGCGCAGAACACAAAATCACAAACTGCGGCGACCATTACAGTGGTCGGTATTGGTGCTTCAAGCGTCAACGGCGACGTTTGGGCTTTCGATGATCTCTATGTGCTTGGTGATTCCGCCGATACGCGTATCGGCGATCGTCGCGTCATTGCATTGATGCCAACCGCTGATACGGCAACAGCTGCTTGGACATTCAGCACAGGAGCGACTGGCTGGAATTTGATCAATGACGATCTTGCGGATGCTACCAGTTATATTGAGGCAGATTCAGCTAGTCTCTACAGTCTGTATGGTCTCGCTGATTTGGCCTATACGCCTGAAAGCATTGATGCAATTTCTATCGTACTCTGTGCCAAAAAAGTCGATGCTGGAACTGTAACAGTTCGAACAAAACAAGTGTCAGGTGCCACAACGACCAACGGCGCTGCGCAAAATCTTAGTTCAGATTTTGTTCATACCAGCGAAATCTTCGTATTGAATCCAGCAACCAGCGCGGCTTGGACACCTGCCGACATCAATGCGCTGCAAGTCGGCATAGAGCGCACTGTCTAACAACAAGGAAAAAGAAAAATGACCATAACATTCCATCTATTCGACAAGTTCGTCAAGAACTTGGGCTTGAAGAAAGAGAATATCAGCGCTGATACGATCTCGGTGGCTTTGACGAACACGGCTCCGTCGCAGACCGGCAACGAAGTTATCGGCGATATCACACAGATCAGCGGAACCGGCGGCTATGCTGTCGATGTTCCTGGTTCGGTGACTTGGGCAGAGACAGGCGCCGGCAGTGGTATCTGGCAGTTCACCACGGCAAATGCTACCTGGACCGCGAGCGGCGCATCATTCGATTCGTTCCGCTACATTGTCGTCTATGACAGCACCAGCGGCGACCTGATCGGTTACTACGATCGTGGCTCAGGCTTGGTACTTGTCAATGGCGCGACCTACACGCTGATCGTTAGTGCCAGCGGACACTTCCAAGCCTCTTATACGCCATAACGTATAAAGCCCGATTATACGGGATAGCGCATAAGGAAATCTGATGGTCGCGGTCGTTCTTGGCAAAGGCACGCCAGTAGGCAACAACTCGATTGGTGGTGGGCACGCTATTGCGCGCCAGATAACTGCTAATCAAACCTTCGTCGCCGATCACGTTGGCATCCGTGTCAATGCCATCAATGCCTCGAACACTTCTAAATATCGAGTTGCCCTTTATGCCGGCAACTCTAGCACTCCAACCACGCCGCTTGCGCAGTCCAATGAAGTTGGGTTTTCAGATGGTATCGTAGCAGCGACAGACACGACCTTTCTGATTCCTCTAACAACTACCCCGACGATTACAAGGGGTACTATCTTTTACGTAGTCCTGTTCCAGAATCCGAACAGCGACTGTACGATGAAGATTGACGATGCGACTGGTGTAGGCAGCTCTAGCAGCGTTGGCTACTATGAAACCGGTAGTCCTGGGAACACGACGCCGGATGTCACTTGGAGTGGTTCTTCGACTAGCTCCGCTTGGATGCTGTGGGTTGAGGGTACCCAACCGCCTGGGCTTATAATCAACTACCTTGGTGAAACTACCATTGATAGCGGCAGCTATATCCCTACCTATGACTTCGGCAATTTTACCGTTCCGACAGGTGGTGGACTTCTGGTCACATTGATCACCGGCGCACTGAACGGTGCGTCTGATCCTTTGCTCAATTTGAAGTATGGGACCCAGGTAGCAAATATCCAACTCGATGATATCTTCGGTGGGTTAATCGTCAGCATCATCGGCACCTACGTTATGGCGGCGGGTACGTATGATATTACCCTCAATTTTAATACCAACAGTCGAGGTATCTACTCCGCCTATGTATATCTGATCACTGGTTATAGTTCCGAGATTCCTTCTAGCATCGCGCACATCTATACGTCGGGCTCGGGCATGACGAGCCTTGCAAACAACGCCTTAACCTACACGACAGGCGGTGGTGCGATCCATGCCTGCGCTGCCTACATGAGTAGTGGATTTGGAGCGACTTCATGGTCATCGGCCTTTGTAGACGCCAACGTAACCGACTTCAATGGCGTCAAATGGTCATCAGCTGATATAAACGGTCTAACTGCTGGCTCGCACGTCGAGACAGCTACGTTTTCGTCCACGAATGGCGGTGGTGCGGCGATGCTTGGCGCCGTGTGGGATGCTGCGATCAGTGGAACATCCGACAGTGGCGCCAATGCGTCTATTACCTACACCGGAGAAGCCGCAACCGATACTTTAGGTTTTCAGGACTCAGTTCTACACGGTACGATCAGCTACACTGGTCAAGTAGCCCACGATATTGTAGGTCTTTTTAGTGCTGGACTGAATGCTTCCATTGTATTTACAGGCAAAGGAGCAACCGAATCCGATTCTGCTTCCGATCGAGGCGCAGTTGCCTCGGTTACATTCACTGGCTTCGGCGCCATTGATCTCGCTGGGCATATTGATAACGGAGCCAACGCAACTCTAGTGTTTCATGAGAAGAATGCTACCGAATCTATCGCAGGAATGAGCATTCTTGCAGCTCAATTGACCCAAGAGCAAATTTTGGTCTTGACACAAGGTTCAAGAAAGACTAGGATGACACAAGAATTCGTCCAACTTCTTGTCACCGGACAAACGAAAGCTCAACTTTCACAGATTCAAATACTGGCGCTGGCAAATGTTCGTGCGGCGCCAAAAAATGCTAACGAAGCGACTCAAATTATCACCCGCTTTTAACGGTACAAAACATGGCTTCCTTTCAGGTATTCAATGCCGTAGCTGGCGAACTTGGTGCTAGCTTGATCGATTTTTCGACAGATGGTTTCAAAGCCATCTTATCGAATACAGTACCGAATCTTGCTACGCAGGTTCTTATCGCTAGTGTCACTGATGTAGCGGCTGGAAACGGTTATACGGCTGGCGGCGTTGCTTTGACCGGTATGACCTACTCGTCGGCAGTTGCGGGCGTCTACATTTTTAGTTCTGCCGATTTTAGCTGGACGGCGAGCGGTGGTGACATTGCTAACTTCCGCTATATCTACATTTATGATACGACCGCGAGCGGTAGTCCGCTGATTTCGGTGGTCGACACAGGCAGCGGTGGCATCACGATTGCAGACGGTACGACCTGGACGTTCACTGTTGGCACGGCGGGTCTTGCTCGCATTGTGGTTAGCACCCAAAGCGGTGCCGGCGCCTTCGTTCTCCTTGATGACGTTCCGACGAGCTACGCCGGTCAAGCTGGCAAGGCGGTTCGCGTCAACCCGGCGGAAACCGGGTTGGAATTTCAGAATCCAGGCTACGTCACTTTCAATACTCAGACTGGTGACTACACCTTTGTTCTGACTGACGCTGGTAAGATGATCAGAATGAACAGCGGATCGGCGCAAAATCTAACTGTGCCGCTCAACTCTTCGGTTGCGTTCAATATCGGCGACGTGATTTGGATCGAACAAATCGGAGCTGGCGTCCTAACCATTGTTGCAACTGGCGGCGTAACAATCAACACACCTGACGATCTCGTGTATGATTGGCAGAATCAAGTTGGTCGTCTCCGTAAGGTTGGCACAGATACTTGGGATTTGGAAGTCGAAGTCGATTCGGTCGGTGGCTCGTCAACATTCACCGGTCTATCGGACGTTCCGGGTTCGTATTCCGGTGCTGGATTGAAAACGGTTCGCGTCAATGCCGGCGGCACTGGTTTAGAATTCTATTCTCCTCCTAACATACCTACCACTGTTACCTACATCGGACATTTTGTGGTCGATGATGGTTCGTTCGCTTCGCCGTTCGATTTTGGTAATTTCACAACTAGCAGTTCTGGTCTTCTGGTTGCACTAATCACAGGACTTTCTGGTACTTCGGCTATAACCGCAGCCAGTGTACACTTCGGCTCTCAAGCGGCTAACCTGCAATTAAACGTCAACACATCGCAGCTAGTTCAGATCATTGCCACACATGCGATGCCGGCTGGTACTTACGACATTACAATGACGCCAAGCGCCACGACGCACAATTCAGTTTACTCCGTCTATGTGTATCTGATCCAGAACTACGCTAACGAAACCCCGTCAAGCATTGCACATAAAGAAACGACTGGCTCAGGGCAAACTAGCATTGCAGACAATGCCCTGACCTACACTACGGACGGTGCCGCACTTTATGCCGCTGGTTATATACTTAATACTATGGGTGGAACTACATGGTCTTCTGCTTCACTCGACGTTTCAGTAGATGACTTCAATGGCGCTGAGTGGTCATCCGCTCATAAAACAAGTTTGGTCGCCGGCTCACATGTGGAGACGGCTTCGAACGGTTCGTCATCTAACGGTGACGGCGCGATGGTTTGCGGCGCTGTGTGGGACGCAGGTGCGCCAGCTGCTCCGGTTACAGCATTCACTGGTTTGTCGGATGTTCCAGGTTCTTACGCTGGTGGAACTCTGAAGGCAGTTCGCGTTAATGCCGGTGAAACCGCGCTGGAATTCTACACTCCGGCGGGACCTAGTTACAACGTTCCGGAAATCAAACCACCATCGGCTTCGTTCTTCCCAACCGCGTTCAACACTGCAACGCTAACAGATTATGCCGGTGTCGGTATGGGAATAACCTGCGCCGCTAACGGCTCAATACTACAGGGATGGTATAAACCAATAACTGGTGGTAATGACACATTCATTTGTCGTATTGAACCAACTATCTACGAAAATGACATGCTTGTTGCTATGATTTTTCGACAAACATCCAGCGCTGGATTTTACACTTACGGTCTGCTTTACGAGAACGGATACTTTATCGCAAGTGCCGAATGGACTACCGCAACATCCTTTCATGCTGGTGTTACTTATAACCCGTATTTCGGCGGTCCTGTTTGGCTCAAAGCAGTGTATGTAGCAGCAACTTACCAGTTAACCTTTTCATGGTCACTTGATGGTAAAAACTGGATACAGAATGCTGTAGTCGATCACACGGGCTGGTTGAGCACTATTGAGAGTGTTGGTGTTGGTGTTTACTCGACTAGCGCTGGTGGCGCTGGTGGCGTCCCATACGGTCTGATCACGTATTGGGATGATTCAGTCAATCACGGCACGCAGCTGATAATCTAAAGGAACGAAAATGACAACGACAATGAATATGCAGGTCTTCTTCACGGAGATTCGCAGCAATCTCTTCGGCGGACACCTGTCACAAGGACAAGTCGACGGATTCAACGCAATTCTCGCTGAGTGCGCGCGTGAGACTGACTTCGACCACGAACAACAGTCCTACATCCTGGCGACTGCCTTCCACGAGTCCGCTCATACGATGGCGGCTATCGCGGAATACGGTCTCGGACGCGGACACCCTTATGGTGTTATCGATCCCGTTACCGGCAAGGCATACTACGGTCGCGGACTGGTTCAGCTCACCTGGAAGTACAACTACGTAACCATGGGCAAGCTCTTGGGCTTGGATTTGGTCAATCATCCCGAACTGGCACTCGACTTGGTGGTCGCAGCAAAGATTCTGGTCATGGGCATGATCAAGGGTCTGTTTGCGCCGGCAGCTGGTCCTCTGTCTCGCTATCTCGTCGAAGGCGTGCTCTTCGACTGGATCGATGCTCGCCACGAAGTGAACGGCACGGACCAGGAGACGCTTATTGCCGGCTACGCCGAGACGATCTACGCAGCTATGCAGAAGGCTCTAGCAGCCGCGCCAGAGCCAGTTCCCGTCCCGCCGCTGCCGATACCGCTTCCGGTGCCTCTACCGGTCCCTGTGCCGCTTCCGGTGCCGATCCCAGTTCTACCCATTCCAACGCCAACGCCAGCACCCGGTCCAGACTGGTTTGCGTCTTTCATCATCTGGATCATCAATAAGTTCCGTGGGAACTAAATGGAGTAACTACAATGGATTTCAGTCTCATTTTTCAGATGATCAAGAACTTTCTTGGTCCGCTGATCTCGTCAGCTCTCGTAAAGTCTGGCATCATCTCGCCGGACGTTGTTAGCGCAGTCTTAACTGACGTTAGCACAGCAGTTGCTACCGATCCGGTCGCCGTCAATCAGATGAATTTGGAGCCGCTGCACACGAGCCGCGTCGTCCAGGGCTCTACCGGTGCTTTGATCGTCGGTATTGCGACAGGCATCTACGGCTGGTCAATCGGCGATCAAGTGATGATGCTTGCCGGAGTCACGGCAGTTGTCACCGCCGGTTGGGCATTGTACGGACGTATCGCGAATGGGCTCGCCCCAGTCGGTACTCCCGCTGTCAAGGTGGTTGGTGCGCCGGTCGTATCCGGAATTGCTCCCGCCGGCACGTCGATCGCGAAGGGAGCATAAATGGCACTCACTTCCATGGAGGCGTCCAAGACACGCATGGGCATGAGCCAGAAGGCGAAGAAGAAGAACCCTCGCAAACTCAAACTCAAGTCGAAGAAGCCGAAGAAGGGATTGGCGCCACAAAAAGCGCCTATCGCGATGTACTAAATGCCGATCAAGATCAGCATCTCCAAGATAAATCGAGGCGGGCGTAAGCGCCTGTCTCGATACGCTAACGTCAAAATCGTCGACACCAGTGCGTCGAAAACTAAAAAGCGCAAGTTGAAGCGCTAAAACGGATTGTGTTGAGAAGGCAAAACCGGTCCTACCCTTATAGGGCAGCGACGAGTTTCGAGATAGCCGGAAAACAGGTTGTCGAAGATGTGCTGAACCGCGTAAGCCTCCACTTCGAGACCAGGATCAAACTCGCGAACTTGAGCTATCATGCACTGCCAAACGTGCATCGACTCGTGCAGAATCACGCTTACCGCGTCATTGAGATATTGCGTGTCAACACGATCATTCATTGTAACGATGCACAGTTGCTTACTGTGATCGAATTTATTCGTAATGTGTGTCGTCATTCCGTAACTATCGGTCGGATATTCCGGCGACAGAGGCGAACTGATGTGTTCGCGTACCTCCTTGTCCCAGGCTTCCTTGTTCGGACAGAAGCCGTAGAACATTGGGAATATGGTGCGCTCACCCCAAATGATTTTGCTAGGTTTCTTCTTCGTCGTCATATTGTAAAGCCGCTGCCGAGACCTGTCGGGCAGTTAGGGCTCATGCAGCAATAGCCCATGACCCGAAGGATGTGCAGGCCACATTTCCCACAGATCGCCATAACCGGATTCGGATCGTTCGGAAACTTGTGCGGCGGCGATAATGGTGGGATTACCGGAACGCCTATTTCTGCCGCTTCTTTGTCGAAGGGCGTTTTTGTCTTATTGCGTAGCATCTTACTTCTTCCTCACAATACCTAAGCAGTCGCCGCGATCCTATCCATAAACCCTTTACGTAGATGTCGTAGAGCTGGATGCTCCCGTCACTCGGATCGAGTACGGGTAAATAGTCGATCGTTTTCGTCGTCATCAGTAGAGTCCCAATGTTTCGAACTCCAAGGGTAAGTCTTCTCGCCTACAGAGACCGACTGCACAGACTGGGATGGTGTGGGCTGGAAACACTGTCCTGCCTTCATCCAATACTGTGCTTGTGCAGATAAAATTTGCAGCGGCAGCGTCACGAAGGCGTAACAGCTGATTGAGATCAGCGACTCCCAAGACGATCTTAGTTTGTCCGTCTCTTTGGTATCCGTTGAAAACACTTTGATGTACTTCCGATCCGCTCGCATACTTGACAGCACAATCGACGAATGCGTGCCCTGCCATTGCCGCGAGCTTCCCGGCTGGCATTTTCAGGTCGCGACGGACCAGGAGATAGAGGCGCATGTCGCGCCCGAGAACTTCAACCCCGATTGTCATCGTTCATCCAGGCGAGTGTAGCTGCGTCAAATTCCGGTTCTGGATCGGTATGACCGCGCTCGGTCGACTTGATCCAATACTTTTCCAGTCTCACCTTCCGGCGCTCGACAGCTGCGGCGATCGTGATGGCATCCGGCATCAGGCCAAGTATCGAGACCATCGCGAGCACGTCGTTGACTTCATATCGGAGGCGCTGAAGATTATTCTCTTCGTGTCCAGGCTGGATTTCGTCTGGTCCGAAAGTGATTTGTTTCGAGCAGCGCTGTCCTACTTCGTCGCATTCTTCCGCGAGCTTGAGTAGGAGATATTCACTTTTTCTCATGTTCTTTAACCCAGGCTTCCGCTTCACTTCGTGTCGCGCACTTGGCGACTTGCTCAAACTCGCGCACACCAAAGTTCGGTGAGTCGGTTGCTCGATAGATGTAAGCCGGCGGCGGCGGCTTGTGGTTATCGTACACCGCTTGGTGGATCGTGTAGAACTCGCTCACAAAAATCCATCCTCAAAGCCAAACCTGAAAATTAGCCATACAACCGCACAAGTTGACAGAATGATTATCGCCGTCGTCACTTATCGTCCCACTTGTCGCAAACCCAATAGTTGCCTTTTTCCGCTGTCCAGTCCAGATGCAGGAAGGCGCATCCTTCTGGCGGCGGATCGTCCGGCGGTATGATCCAGCTCACCAACCAGCTGTTCGTGGACAGTAAATAAAGCAACATTGCTGCCACGAACGCGCCGGTCAGCAGGAGCTTGTCAGACACTTAACTTAGCCTCTCGCGCCCGCACGAGCTGCGCTCGCAGCTCTTGCTTCCGTTCCGCACTCATTGGAGCACGTTTGCGTGGCTCTGTGAAGCGGACCCTTTCAGCCCGCATGCTAGCCTTGAGCGCCGCCGCTGCTTCCGTTCCCATCATAGTCTGCACGAGCTTCAGGTAGACCGCACAATACTCCCAACCATGCGGCGCCGGTTCCCTAGCCGGATATTCCCGTGCGATGATCGTGTGTGCCAGCTCGTGCAAGACAACTCGTGTGTTCCGCGCCCAAAGCGGTATGTTGATCGAATTAGGTCCGCCTCTTGCGATCCTGGTTCCGCGTCCATCACGGACCCGTGGTTCACTTGCGCGCAGCATAGCGCGCAAGTAGGTTCGTTTAAGCACCTTCGACTGCCATACCCGTCGAACATAGTCCTCAACGGCGGCGACGGTCGGCAGCGGGTCCTTGTAAGGCTCAAGCACCGCTTGAGCCCCGTAGAGTTTGGAGCGCTGGTTATCGCGCAAGTTACCGCTCCGGACTCATCGCTTCGACGAAAGCCTTCAGCGTCGGCTTGTCGGGCAATAGTCGGTGTATGAAGTCGATCCCGAGCGAGGTAGAGAACGATCCGTCATGGTACATGAACACGTAAACTCGTTGATCGTACTTCGAGCCATTAAGCTTTCGTGCCCAATGATACTCGTCGACTCGCTCGCAGGGTAGTCCTGGCGAGGTCACGTATGACCGCGCAGTGATCGGGCTTGACCGTTGCAGCTCCAAGCCATTTTGCTTCACAAAGTCCTCAAGTGAAATCATTTGACTCCTTTCATGAATGTTCGTTCAGCCAATCCTTCAACTGGCCTTCGCTCATTGCTCCGATCGCTGTCCCGACAACCTCGCCATTTCTAACGAGACGGATCGTTGGCACCGATCTGACGTTCTGGTTATGACAGAATTCCGGATCGTCGTCAACTTGTATTTTAGAAATTGGTAAATTTCCGAGTTCGCACACTTTTTCAAGCACCGGTCCAAAATGCTTGCAAGGGCCGCACCAGGGAGCCGTAAATACAAGCAACAGTTCACCTTTTTTAGGAATCTGATACATTCTCTTTGTGTCCTCTAATGTAAGCCGCAGCCTTTTCTAGCAGCTCAGGAGAATCCTTAAACATACCTAGACCACGGTTGCATCTAGTACAGAGAAGGTCTCTAACATTACCCGTTTCGTGGTCGTGATCGACGCATAAATCTCTACCATTTTGATTCAGTTCATTACATAACATACAAAGACCGGTTTGTGTTTCGTTCTTTATGTTAAACTGTTCTGGCGTCAATCCATATTTCTTCCAACGGCGCCTCAAAGCTTTTCTTATCCTTCCGCGTTCTCTACTTCGTAGAACTTTATCCTTGTTCTTATTTACCCACTCTTTTTGGTAATGAGGATTTCTCTCACGAAATCTATCGGAGGCAGCTTTCTTAAGACACCTAGCTTTATCAGGATTCTTAGCTTGCCAACGTTGATTATATTGTTTCCATTTTTCAGGAGTTTGAGATGGATACTTTTTCGTCATCGAACTGCTTAACGAATTCAGCAACGTCAATAGGTTCCTTTTTCGTGCCTGGACCGATTCCATGCTTTCGATGAATCATCTGCCACACGCGCTCTATGCAACGCTGAGACCTTTGGTCGGGGAAGTCTGGATGATCTACGATACCCGCAGTATTCGCTGGCGGATCGATGTTGCTGAACGGATTCTCTTCCGCCCACATCTTGTAGTAATTGCGGATGTGCGTGCCGGTTCCATGATGAAGCATGATCAAGTCTTCAAACGGACAAGTAAGCCAATCGGATAGACTTTTCGGATCACCTTCGATACAACGGACTATATCGTCGACAATCTCGTTGTCGGACAAGAAACCTTGTTTTGACACGATGTATGACACCTTTTACTTGACTCCGCTTGAGCCGTAGCCTTTTTCGCCACGCGCGGTGTCCGACAGACCATATGCTTCGACCGGCGTCCAACACTCGGCTTCTTCCATCACAAGCTGAGCAATACGGTCGCCATTGTGAATCACAAATGGTTCGGCGCCGTGATTTATCAAGATGATCTTCAGCTCCCCGCGATAATCGCTATCGACGACTCCAGCGAGCACGTCGATGCCATTTTTCAGTGCAAGCCCCGAGCGCGGCGCGACACGTCCGTAGTAGCCAACCGGGACCGCGATGGCGAAGCCAGTTGGGACTGCTACGCGATCACCTTTTGCGATCGTCATGTCACGACCAGGGATGTAAGCGCGAAGATCAACTCCGATCGCTTCGACACTACCGATAAAGAAGGGCGATTCCGTGCGATGCTCCGGGAGACGAAGATCGTTCCATTTGACTCTCATTTTGGTTCCTAGAATTAGAGTAAAGCAGGCTTCGCCTTTAGGGAATGACGGTCATTCACGTGTCGCTCCGACGACACAAGAGCACGGGTTACTGCGAACAGAATTCCGATAGAACCGCTCTTACGGCTGGCAGCTTTTCCACCTGCATGTCTTTGCTGCAATGACCTTACTTACCTAGCAAATTTTTCTAGCGGAGTCAAGATAGCTGATCAATTTTTTTAGCTTTTCAGATGAATCATTTATGAAGCCGAGAGCGCGATTACATCCGTTGCATAGAAGCCCGCGAACCTCGCCAGTCACATGATCGTGATCAACCGATAAAGGACGCATATTACCATAGGCGTCAAGTCCGACTTCTGGTTCACCACAGCTTTTACAGACAAAATTCTGTTCAGTCAGCATGCAAGTGTAGTCTAACGCCGACAATCCATATTTTTTCAAAAGTGAGCGTCTATTTGCAGCTTTTTGACGCTCCGGGTTTTTTGCTCTACGTTGCACGCTGCGTTGATTTTCATACTCACGCATTTTTTCAATATTATCCTGCCTGTATCGTTTGCTCCTGGCTGATTCACGTGCTCGATTTGCGGCACTCCATTTTTTACAATATCCTCTCTGCCTCTTAGCGAATTCAGGATCGCTTTTTCTTCTTTTTAGGCGATACTGTCTGTCGTACTCAGCAGCTTTTATCGGGTCACTGTATGGCATCCTGTCTTACCTAATAGGACACACGCCGCCAGCGCAGTCTTCTTGATCAGTGATCTCTAGGAAAGCGTTGGTGTCCTTATTATCGAACGATACCGGACCAAGCGAAGCCTGATATGCTTCCCACTCTTCTTTCTTGGCTGGAGTCATCGGCAGGTAAGGGTGCCCAAGATCAGCCGCAGTCATGAGAGGGTTCACGCGGTACAAGAACGATACGCCGACGTACGTATCCCAATTTTGTAGCAACCAGCTGATTATCGACGGAACTTCGTCCGGCGAATAGGAAATCGTGCAGCTGCTGTTGTGATCGGTATAATTGTCTTGATAGAATTTGTAGCGATCGAGCTGTGTCAGAGCACTTTCGAGATTCACTTCGAATCCTTCTTCGGTGGTGGAAAACTCAATATTGTCGTAGCGCACCGGCAGCGTAATCACGACCGCGTTCGGATCAGACGGATGCTTAAACCATTTATAACCAGCTGCCTTCAACTTAGCAACTAACGGATCGGAAATCGTAAAAGCTACGTTGTTGAAGATGTACTTCGCCAATGGCTTATGCAAGCCGGCTGGGACCTCTTGATTGACGTAGCCACATGTTTTCGATGCCGTGCCGCTTGGCTTGATGCATGTCACCAGCGCCGCGCGATTCATGCCAAGTTCGTCCGCCATTGTGTTGGCGCCTACGTTAGCAGCGAGACGCAATCCACGAACCATGTCCACGTTACCGTCACCTTCCCAGGCGGTAACGCCATCCAGCCCAACGCCACACAGTCTAAGTAGCTTCTGGTTATCCTCCCATGCCGGCTGAAGAATGCCATCTTCGAGAACGACACAAGTTTGCCTATAATTAGCGCGAGCTACGAGATAATGAGCGCGCAAAAGTCCAGAGAAATCTCCGTTGAAATGACAGACGATTGTCTCAACGAGATTGCAGAGAGTACCGTCGCCGTTCAGCAAGATTTCGCCGCACGGATTGGTCATGTCACAAAAATATGGAAGAGCTGAATTCTGCGTGCGTCGATTTGCAGCTTCAAAGTTATAGAAACCGGGCTCGGAACCACCAGCGTTCATCATTAGATTGAAGACACCTTCCAGCTCGAAGCGAGTCGGCTTGTGCCAAAATCCAAGAGTGTTGTTTGACTGGCCGCGCCAATACCGATCCGGGTAGTAGTTCTTCTTCATCTCGGCGAAATCGTGCGCGATCGGATTGTGGTAGTCCACGACAGTGATTTCAGCTGCGCGGCGCGTCGACAGGACGGTTCCGAGAAGATTGAGAATATCAATCAGATCAATTTCAGTAAGCTTTTGACGGACGTTAACATTGAGAATGCCACAAATCTTTTCCAATGCACTCCAAAGTGGGCGATCCCCACAACATAACCATCCGTAGCCTTTCAGACGATAGCCAGCTCCACGAAGCTCGCTGAAGTCCAGGACCAACTTCTTCGCCGGTATCTTCTTCGACAAAAGTTTGCCCATGAGCTTTGCCCAGGCTTCGGCGCTGTCACCTACCTTGATCGTCCAGACGCCTGTCTCTTGATCGTAGTGCTCTTCGTTCTTTGAGTTTCCTCCGGTGCGCCCATTAGTTGAAGGAATAGACACGATTTCGTCGATGTGCTGCCCAAAACCTGTAATATAGCCTTTTCGAACTTCAGGGCGTCCGCCGTAGCCGCAGCCATTGAGAAGCAACCAGAAGGCATCAACGAAATCCGCTGGACGCTTAAGTGTCTGAGCTGAACAGTTAAAATTGGAAATCTCACGTTTCCACACAGTAGGAACGTTGCCCATCCAGTGAGTTCGACCAGCAAGACGTATCTTATATTCCGCTAACAACGCACGAAGCTCAGCTAATTCAGCCTCTTCAGCTAAATCCAATGGCGTAATTTTCCAAGAGCCATCAGGATTACGAATCATGCCTCCCTTAGCTCTCTGCCAGAGATGCTTCTGATGTTCGATCATGCGATCGAAATGCTGCTCATGTGTCTCAAAAATCTTTCCGTCAGTGTCAAGAGGACGGAGGTAAGTTCTTGCTTCTACCACTTGCGCGGATACAGATCGATTAGCCATTGTAGTGCCTTTTTGACAATAAAAAACGCCGTGCGCAAAACGTGCTGCGCACGGCGTACATTAGGGTTCCAATTTTGAAAGTGCAGTGTACCTCCGCGAGCCCGACTTGGCAAGTGAAAAGGCAAAAAGGGCCAAAGTTATTTTTCGACTATATTTGCCGCCTTCAGCACATCGTTGATATTGCACGGGCGTCCATCCAAGAAGTAGCCTTCCCTACGTTCGCAAAGTCTAACTCCTAGAATTCGTTTAGCTTTTTCAACTATCGTAATTCCAGAATCGAAGTCTGTGCGCATTGCCAATGGCTTGGGCATGTCACGACGACGACGCTGTAGGTTGTAACTCTGAACCCATCTGCGTACAGTTGAAATGCTCACACCAAAACATCTTGCTATCCACTCTCTTGTTCTGATCTCGCGATGCTTTTCCAGCACTTCTTTTGTTGGTTTATTGTTCTGCGTCATTTATCCCCGTTCCCATGTAAAATTTCAAAGCTGCCGTCAAAGTTCTCGGCTATCGCCGTGCAATTCCTGATCCAATCGCCACAATTGATGTACGTGATGATGGTTTCCCCGCGCTTGACGTACTCCATCATTGGCTGGTGAGTATGCCCGCAAATTATGCCGTCTAGTCCTAAATTGATCGCCTTTTTGATAAGCCTGTTCTTCGCTCGATCATCGAACATGTTCATGATTTTGTTCGAGCTGCCATCTACGCGAGGATTGGCGAGCTTGAGTAATCCAAGCGACTTCATCCAGGACATCGATACGACCGATATATCCTCCTGGTGTCCGTGCGTTACAAGAAAACATTTCCCGTTTGCGGTAACATGTCGATATGAACTCGATATGTGAACGTTCGGAAACAGCGTCAGAGGAATACCGTACTGATCGTGATTACCCGGCAGATAGATTACATCGCGTTTCGGATCAGTGAACTTCTTCATGATCTCGTCGCACCAATAATCCCAATACCAGTTGGACTTATAATTGCGCGCCCATTCGTCAATAATATCGCCAACGAGATAATAGCGGTCAGCCGTATTCTCGTCGAGAAAGCTGAGCAGATCAAACTTCCGACACCATTGCGTTCCGAGATGAAAGTCGGAAAGAAAGAGCGTACGATATTTCAACGGTAATCCTCGTGGCTCTTCGTCACCGGCTTTCCGAACAATGTTACGGAAAAGTAGTTCAGCGCGTAGTGCATTCCGGTGTTGAAAATACCTTGATGTTCCAGTCGACGACCGGACGATAGGATGCGAAGTCCAGGCAGGAACTTGATCTTTCCGACACGCGATAGACGCTTGGCGATAGCAGTATCCTCGCCATAAAAATCAATCGACGTATCATACCCGCCAATCTTGTCTATGGCACGCTTACGGACAATATAGTTGCCACCTTGTAGCCAACGTCCCATAAGGCTGTTCAGTGGATCGGCAATCCCGTACCAGACGCGCGTGAGCTTTCGATGCCACTCGGGCAGATCATAGAAAACCAGCGGTCCAGAAGCCCCAACGACGGCGGGATCGTTGAAGGCTTTCAAAGCAGTGGTCAGCCAGCCGGTCGGAAGTATGTTATCGGCGTCGATATACGCCTCAAACTGATTCGTCGCAGCGTTATGCCCGGCCTGCTTCGCCTTGGTTAAGCCCTTTTCAGCGCAGGAGATAACCGTCGCGCCGAAAGCACGTGCCATGTCCGCAGTGTGGTCCGTGCTGCCGTTGTCAACGACAATGACTTCGGTGTGTTGCAGCTCGGTCCTCTTGATTTCGGAAAAGATCGACTGCAAACACGTCGGTAGTAAGTGCTCTTCGTTGTGCGCCGGGATGATAAAGCTAACTGACATTATCGGGCTGCACTTCGTCAGTTGCCGTGACAGGCTCGGGCGGTTTCGGTGCCGGGATGAACGCCGCCGTCATGCGATCCAGGATGCCAAACTTGAACAGCTCAAAGATGACGCGAGATATGCCGATGACGTTGGAGCGAAGAATAACATTGCCGTCCGCGTCCTTATCGACTTCGTAGTCGATCGTCATCGACTCGATGATTTTGTTGTCCTCTTGTTCGGTCTCGAACAGAGTGATCGTTGCCTTAGTTCCCATAATTGTCCTCATACTTTCTTTTTGGACGTTCGATTTCCGCATCTTCCCCGACCAGGAATTTGCGATGCTGCTGCCAACCTGGGAGATTGCCGTGATAGTGCGGGCAGGCCCACCCAAAAAGGTTATTCAGGTAGTCGGGTTTGGCTTGGTGTTCCGTTGGTGAAGCGTGGATAGGATCACCACCGGTAAGGCGCTCGTAGAGTTTTATGTCGTCGACAACTTTTGGGTTTTTCTTGTCGTGCGTTAGATACGAAACACGAGCGCAACGTGCCGCCGAGAGCTTGATTAACCCGGAGGTTAGATCAGCTCCCATTTGATCGAGACTGATCTCTCCCGATAGTATGGCAGCTCCCAAACTCATTTTGTCGCACGATATGTCGACGTAAGGCAGATGCCACTGATCGTGATCCAAAATCTGCGGGTCGGACGCCGTTAGATCACGACGAATGTATGAGCCTAAAACCTGAAGTTCTGGCATCGCAGCTTCGTGCGCGCGAAGCTTGACGAAGTTTTTCCACTGCGTACTCGTAACGACGACGCTGATATTAACCCAAGGTTCTGTCAAGCGATTGACATACTGCTTGTGCAGCCCGAGCTTCGCTAGCACACCGGCTATCGAAGTCATCACATACATACCGCCGAGCCAGCCAGCTCGACAAAGTGCGCGCTTCCAGCGTGGCAGCTCGTCGCCACCCTGCATACCCTTCTGGTTTGCCGCCCAAACCATCGGAATTGCCGGATCGGCACGGATATCACGAATGGTGCGTGACACCGGCGTCGCGCGCGAAGATGATGCATTGCGCGAGAAGACGCGATGCGTCATAAAGTCGGCGTGGACAAAGCGAGGATACTTGAGCTGAAAAGTGGTAAGACGTTGCCCTTCAGGTCCGATTGAGTCCAAGATGATTTTGGATTCGATTGTCATACTATATACAACTCACCATCTTTGGCTAGTCGACAACGGACGCTCTCTTGAAACCAGCGTTCTTTTGCTTCATTTTCAACTTTGGAATCGGTACTTGACGGTCTGAAAACAATGATTGTATTGAAACGCGAGCCCATTAAGGCTGCGCCCCAGGTGACATATTTAGCCTTCATGCCAAAGGCTTTTATGACCTGATGCATGTGTCCTTCGTGATGACACACGATCAAAGTATCAACGCCTTCGCGACCGAATGGGTAATCGCGACTTTTGAATTCACTTGGCATTGCCATTCCCAATCAGAGCGAGTGGACTTACGCTGGCACCGACGAAACCACTCGCTAAGGCGTCGATCACCGGACCTTTCATCGGAGGATTTGCGATCGGCAGTTCAAGATCGTTTGGCTTGAAATTCATGGTGACTGTCTTGGCTTCCTTGCGACGCTTGATAATCGCAGCCAAACGATTCAGGATACGATCGGCAACATCGGGATCACCGCACACAGGACGATCGTCGACCAGATTGCCAGTCTCTTGCGCGTCAAGAAGAATAGCACAACAAGCGATAGCGTGCCCAAGATGATGAACCTCGGAATCAGTAGCCAACTCTTGTCCCTCGAACCAGTTAAGCAAGTGACGTATTGCAGCATCAACATAGATAGATGCAATAACTTTGTTATCGCGCCAGTTGAAAGGACCGTACTTCTCGGCGCCGTCTACCATGGCATGCGCGCCGTGAATAACGCCGGCAGCTGGCAATTTAGTGATCGACACCTTTGTACTACCGATGCGATCCTTCGGATTGGTTCCCAAAGGCTTATCGGCTTTTCTTTCCGTTGCTTCATTGAACATGCGAAACATTTCCATCATTCGAGGGGAGTCGTGCATTAGATTTCCCATTCTTTGATCGCCCGCATACCGAAGTGAATAAACAGCAGAGCGGAAATCAGGGTCCCTGCCATCCAAGTAACGTTAAAAGCAGTGAACGGTGGATTTGGTGTTTCTACAGCACCAACATTCATCACAGTAAACGTAACAATCAAACCAGCTAGAACCGGCAGTTTATCCAGGTTCTTTCGCATCATCAATCAGCTCGAAGTGATCCATCTGAGTTTTCTCGCTCGCCTCGCGCATGAGCCGATCAAACTCTTCGTACTCTTCCGGCGTCAGCTTCACCCTAACTTGATCGAGCCAAGCATCGACTGGCGTGAAGTTATTGAACATGCGGATAGCAAATTGATCACTCATGAGCCATTCCTTTCGAAATACATGACGGTATAACTTACATACGTACCGCCGCCGCCGCCGCCAGCTGCGCCACCCAAGCCTCCGCTTTCGCGGCGTAACATGAACAGGTTAGTTGAGATGATCGAGAAATTCTTACGAAGAGTTCCCAACCAGTTATTGACTTCGCCGTCAAGCTCGTCTTCCCTGCAAGTGAATAATTTGAACTTGATCATGGATACATCTTTCCGTTATATTTTGCAAGATATTTAACCAGAATTTCTGGTTTATCATCGACCAATCCTAGCGAGATGTTGCATTTAGTACAGAGAAGTCCTCTCACTTCACCAGTATAGTGATTGTGATCAACCGCTAGACTAAACGGTTTACCGCTACGATAATCAATACGCTCCTCTGGCTTCTTACAACTTTCACAAACGTAGTTCTGCTGCACAAGCTTAGCTTTATACTCTTCGGCAGTTATCCCGTACATTTGTCTTTTCTGAAGATCGAATCGCCTTTCTTTTATTTCCGGCTTGGCTTGTCGATCTTTATCGTACTTTATTTTCTCGTCCCTGTGTAGCTCCAAATAGCGAGCTTGTCGTTCTTGAATTTCTGGTCTCGAACGATACTCTCGCTGCTTTTCACGTTTCAGGGTTCGTATTTCCTCTTTCGTTCTATCTTTGGAATAAGTCGTCACGGGTAAACAATCATCAATTTTTCTGCGGCCCGAGTTATTCCAGTATAGAGCCATTTACGCGCGTCTTCTCGAAAACAAGAGCTTTCATCATGCAAAACGACAGCATCCCACTGGCTCCCTTGCGCCTTGTGGCAAGTAAGACACCAGCCCCAATCGATGTGCTCGGCAAACTTCTTCGCCTTGTAGGCAGCTTGAATGTCACAGGAAAAACCGTCCTTCTGCTTCAGGAAGGTTTCCTCGAAAATACCCTGGCAGGCTTGAACCCAACGGATAGTCCCACCTTCTTCTTCTTGAATGCGAAGTGGAAATGTAGCGATGCCGGGAGTTAGATCGCCAACATCTTCGACACACAGCACCGGCAAACCATTTATGAGCGACGGGGTATTTCGAGAGTTTTTACAAACAAGCAGCGGCTCGCCAGCGCACGGACCAGACGACTTATACCCCATCATGTTGCGAACGCCTTCATTGACACGCCAGCGCTTTTTATGCGTCCCGACAATGATCTGGACATTAACTTCCGGATTGAACGTCAAATCGTCATCGCGGCGTCTTACGACACGAACCGCGTCGCCATAGTTTCCGACTGGAATGTCTTTTCCGTCACGTGCCAGTTTCGAAAGCCAAATGATCGGATTGTCAGCGGCTTGACGGTGGATTTCCGTCAGGAAGTAATCTGGATCGCGATCGGTGAGTCCTGCGTCGTCCTTGACAGGCGGTAACTGACCAGGATCGCCGATCGCGACCAGCGGCACGCCCATCTTATATAGATCATCCGCAATGCGGGCTCCGACCATAGACGCTTCGTCACAGATGATAAGCTTGCGATTGAACACCGGACTTTCGATGTTCAGAAAGAATCTCGGTCCCTCATTCTCGATATAAGCTTCGTCGAGTTCGGCATTCAAAACCTGAAGCTTGTAGAGAAGATCGTCGGGTGCTTGCGTGCCTTGAGTGAGCCCGTAAGAATCAATCTGCATTTCGAGCGCGAGCTTCTGCTTTTCCAACACGTCAGCTTTTTGGCTGGACGGCAGATAAATCGACGAGTGGATCGTCTTGCAATCCGCAGACACGTCCGCCTCTTTCAGCTTCGTACGCATGACGCGTGCCGCCTTACCGGTTGGCGCCATGAATGCGATGTCAGACGGATCGATATCAAGGGCGTCAATCAAAACTGGTAGTAAGGTGCTTTTACCGGTTCCAGCAAAACCTCCGAGATAGAAGTGTCGCTTTAGCGGATCGTCCTTGTACCAGTCCTTAACGCCGTTGATTGCTCCCATCTGATGTTCAGACAGTGTGGGTAGCATTATTCTTCTCCGCGTCGTAAGACGCTTGCAGTTCCTGACCGGCTTTGCTGTTGGCGAACCTGTCATTACGCGCGTCACGGACAATGCAAAGCGTTTCGTCGGACGGCGGAAACATGAAATAGATGCCCTTGTTATGTTTGATGGCATACGATATTTCATTCTTCGTTGAGTCTCCGACATACCCACCGAAATTGACGATGTAGATGCAGTCGCAAAGATCGATCTTGCGCTTGTGCAGTTCGTCGAGCGCAGTCTTCTCCTTGCACGAGTTACCGTCCGAAGTCAGAAACTTCGCACCCTGCGGCTCGTCAGTATGACCGAATAAACCACAGCTAATGACGATATCCCCTTGCAGCGACAAGTGGGCGTTCAGAATATCGAACGCGTCCTGGAAGCGCGTCGAGCCGCAAAGGCAAACGACGCGCGGCTTGTTGTCCTCGCTCATTCGAAAGCTGCCGGCTGCGGATCAGCGTACGGCGTATCGGAGCTGTCGCGTGGACGACGATAGGTATCTTCGCCGAGGCCAATTTTGCGCGCCATCTCATTCGTCAGGAACGCGATGCCGACTGCCAGATTGGCAATGTCGCTGCCATAGTCGCGGAAACCGCTCCAACCCTCCGGATAGATTGCCGGAACCATGGCAGGCCAATGTCCGGCAGCTTGCTTGGTTTCGAGCGCCATGAGCTGTGCTAGACCAGCAAAGAAAAGCTGACCTTCAGTCGAGTCAGAGCGCTCGCTGGAGTCGCCCCACATGTTAAGCTGACCATTGACTTCTTTGTCGATGATGGCGCGAGCCGCTTCGAGATTTTTGCGGAGATTAACGTTGGTCATATAGTCACCTTTTGGTTGGCGAGAAAGGGTCTATCCGCCAGCGTTAGCGCGCTGGCGGATAGTGTCGGGGTTGCCTTAGAAACGCTTGGCGCGTCGACCTTCGGCACCCGCAGCCGCTGCCGCATTGGCAGCTGCTTTGGTCGTTTGATCCACTGCCGGCGTTCCGAAGCCGTGCTTCTTCTCGGCGGGCGGTGGCGCCTCTTCAACCACTGGCGCTTGTCCGATCGCCTCAGCAGGCGCTGGTCCAGTTGCTTCCGGCTCCGGGTCGGGCTTCGCCGCGCGCGGAGCACGCTTCTTCTTCTCTGCCGGCGCCGCCGCTTGGGCGCTCGCCGCGTAGTTCTCCGGATTGTCTTCCTCGCCAGTTCCGTCATCGTCGAAGATGTCGGCAAGAGCTGTCGGAGAAACCCAATCAACGATCTTGAGTACCGGAGCGTACTTCTTTCCGGCACGCGGATTGGCCTTCGAAACGAAGGTCTTCACTTCCAGCTCGACAACTGGAATCATGAAGTTGCCATCGTCGTCGACGTGCTGCGAGCGCTTCTTACCGTATTCCAGGTAGAAGACCTTGACGTTGCGGACAGCGCTCTTGGACGACGCCTGAAGCATCAGCTTCTCGCCCTCTTCGTCAGCCATCGGAATCTGATGATGTTCCGACCAGCCGTCCTGCGTGCCGTCGTCATGCTTCTCGTACGGACCATGATCCGCCAGACCATTCTTGTCCGGCTTGTTACTGATGCCGCCGCCGGGAGCTTCGACCAGAACGGTGGCTCGATCGACGACTTCACCTTCAACCCAACAGATGTAGCCGTGATGCACACCAGCCATGTTGATGGCGACACGAGTTCCAGCAGGAATCTCCGTACCATCTTGGCCCTTCGTGTATTCGCCGGTATTACCGTTGAACTTGACGAAAGTACCGTCAAAGCTGTTCGAATCGGCAGCGGCTGCGAGCCACGGATTGTCGCCTGTCGTGGCGACTGCCGTGCTCTTTGCAGTAGTGAGTGCGGTTCCCATTGATATCTTTCCTTCGGGTTACTTTGTTGTGATCGTCAAACGATCGTACGGGTTGCCGGACTTCATGTACTTCTGCAAGTCAATGCCGGCGGCCTTGGCTGCATCTTTGTCTAGCGTCTCTTTACCGTCGAGCGACGACCAAGAAACAGACCAAGTAGGTTCGTTGCTCCCTTTCTTCTTAGGCAGGGAGCGCATACGCTTCGTGCTGTTAGCGACTAGCATGTCTTTGATGCGCTGCTTCACAGACTCATTAACTTCGTGCGCATCTTCTTCTAGTCTCTTAGCATTTCTTTGCTCAAAGATCAACCCCTCCATTTGAGAAATCGTCTCACTGTCGAGATTTTTAGAATCATCTTCCGTTGGGATTAGATTCTTGGTGACAGCCGAGCACGCGCCGAACCAGGGGCAGTAGCGACACTCGTCTGAGAGCTTGCCTTCCGGGTGAATGTCGCCGGGATAACCATCGGCGCCAACTTCCTCGAATAGAATGCGGGCTCTTGTCTTACCTGCCTTGTATTTAAGTGGATCGTACTTGACGACGAAAGGATAGATAACGTCGAGAAATGAGGCATCCACGTAAATAATGACGGCATATACTGGCTTGAATTCAGTTAAGGCTCGAACGATGCCTAATTGGACTTGCGCCTGTCCATGGTGAACTGCTTTCTCTTCATCAAGAGAGACGCGCGGATCAATCGACTTTATCTCCAACACAATACAGTCAGACTCAATATCATTGATACCGTATTTCTTCAGCGCGTCAGATTTTAAGCCTGTGATCAGTCCGTCCAGCGTTGCCGAGTTCAAGCCATCAACTAATGTTTCCTGTTCTTCGCCAGCATAAAGCAGCTCAAGATCAGAATGTCGAAAGGCAGGAACTACGAAAGCATTCTCAATTACGTTACCACGCTCCATAGCCCCCCAAGAGCGCTCAGCTTCATCTTCATCCTGAATGAAACCAGCAGCTTCGCCAAATTTAGTAAACCAAGAACGGCGTAGACAGCTAAAGGTTTCCGAAGCACCGAGCGTTTTGCTTCGATCATGAGAGAAGACGCGCTTATTAGCTTGAACGTAGTTGTGAAAGATGGATTCAAAATCAAGCGACATTCTGATGTCTTCTCTTCTGAGACTCTGACATTTTTTGCTTAGAATCTTCTCTATGCTTGTACCCTAGCAAGCCATTAGGCTTACCTTTTCTGGTCTCCGACATTTTCTGCTTGGTTTTATCGGAATGTCTATAATTAGGCCGATTTGTCTTTCTAGCCTCCTTCATTTTCAAGATAGTTTCCTCGGAATGTCTTCCGTTTAATGAACCGCCATCCATGAGATTGTAGCCATTTGGTGCTAACGTTCCGTAAATTTCAATCGCACGACGCTCCATTTGATTGGCGTAGTCATGGTCATCTGGACAAACAAAGAGCGCACAGATCGAAAAACTATCCCTACCATATTTACGCACAGCATCAGCAATGACAGCATTTTGACTTGGCTTACAATGATCGGCAAATCTCTTCTTTATAGTATCACAGGTTTGCCCTATGTACTTCTTATCGTTGACGGTATTCTCGATCATGTAAACTGTAATCGGCATCACTAACCTTGAACCTTTGCTTTCTTGCCTTGCAGCGCGAGATACACGTCAAACGCTGCTTTCGTGTCATTGACGGCGCCGTGCGCGCCATTGAAACCATCACCAAAGAAAAACTTGTAAGCCTCGATCAGTTTCGGGAGCTTCCAATCTTCAGCATGATCCATGCGATACTTTGGTATTTTGCAAACTGTGCGTGCCTCGCGGCACGTGCAGTATAGATCACGTCCTTCGAACGGGTCTCCTTCCCATCCGGCGCGCGCAAAAGCGATGCGCATTATGTCGGCGTCATACTTGACGTTGTGTCCAACTATGCGATCGGCCTTGTCCAGGAATTCAGCGAAGAGAGGCAGGATTTCATGCGGCGACAGGCCAAACGTATCTAGCTTCTCTCTCGTTATTCCATTGATGCGCTGTGCATCGGGTTTGTTGTCGATCCCATAATTGAAATAGCACGCAAGCATGCTATCTGGCTCAACCTTCATTAGCTCGAAGGTCTCACCAATCTTATCCATATCATACAGAAACGCGGCGATGGATAAGGGATAATCGTTAGTTTCTGCTAAAAGGTTATTAGTGTTAACTTCCAACCCTGTAGTCTCACAGTCAAATGTAAGTACGCGCATCGTTTGTTGTCTTCTTTTTCTTGTTTTTGTGGTAGTTAACCAGTGATGCTGATATTTTAGCGGCTGTGGCAGCTGAACACTTCTTGTCTCGTTGAGCTGCTGCCATCTTTATCAAAGTCTCTGGCGATCGTTTTAGTCCAAGTTGATTTTTATTACCTCTCTGAGCTGCCGCCATTTTAGCTCTAGTTTCAGTTGATGGCTTGAATCCAAGAGCATGTTTATTTCCAATATTAGCAGATGCTAATTTTGCTCTCGTTTCAATTGAAACCTCATGTCCCATTGCGGTAGCTGACATTTTCTCCTTTGTCTTTATGGAGTGCTTTCCATTCGATCCACCTTCTTGAAGATTGTAACCATTCGGGACCGTCGTTCCGAATACCTTGATCGCGCAACACTCCATCTCGTCTGCATACGCTTGATCGTCTGGACAGACGAAAAGCGTACGGATCGAAAATTGTTCTCTACCGTGCTTTGTGATAGCTCGATAGATGGCTGTGCAGCCATTTTTAGTGCAATGCTGTCGGAACCTGTTATCAACAGGTCCGCAAGTCTGCCCTACATATTTCTTGTCATTGACACCGTTCTCAATGACGTAAATCGTGATCGGCATTATTTGTCTGTCGTAGCACATCGTGGTTAATCTGTCAAGCACTACATGCTAGTGCGTGATCGCCCAATCAGCTCCATGCTTTGCTTCAGCCGCGACCGGGCAAACGTACCCGAAATACAGCCCTGCTTTAGCTGCGGCGTCGGTCAAGCGAGTCTCAACTTCTGCAACATCGACACCATGACGAAGAGCAATCTGTATTTCATCATGGACCCACATAAGAAATACAAAGTCACCGTTCCAGGAATGCTCCAAGCCCATATCGAGCAAGCTTTCTTCGCACAGCAAACCCCACTTCTGCGCAATCAGCGTCGCGTCGCTTTGCAATTTCAAATTGAGCGCCGAGTGCGGCGAGCGGACGAACAGACGACGACCGTCGAGTCCTGGTAAAATCCCTTTTGAGGCATGTTTCTTCACCCACTCAACGGCGAAGCGCAGCGACGGCACGTTGAGCATCAGTCGAGCGCGCATCTCAGCGCCAAGCTTGCGCTGCGTCTCTTCGTCGGCGAGCGGCTGGACGATGGCTCCGAGCTTACGATCTCCGCCACCATAGATCAGCGCGTAGATCAGTGTCTTGGCTTGATCGCGATTATCGAGGCCGGCGGCAGCTTGGTTGATGGCGTGAATGTCACCATTCAGGATGATATCGATCAGCACGCCGTCGTCGAACGGCTGCGCGAGATTGGCGAGACAGCGCAGCTCGATACCGGCTAGATCGCAACCAACCATGATGCCCCATTCCGGAGGCACATAAAACAGATGGCGACAATCCCAGCCGTGCTTGCCTTTTCTACCCTTTAAGACAACCTTCTTTTTGAACTCACCATTCGCATCAAAGCAGGCGGCAATTGGTTTACCGTCCGGTCCTAAAACCTTTTTGTTAAGTGAGCCATCCTTGTTTTTCACGTCGACTTTAACGACGCGCGGGACTTGACCGATGTTGGGATTAGAATGCGCGACACGACCAGACAACGTTGCGCCGACGTTGAAGCGTGGGTGAATTTTTCCCTCCGCATCGACGTGTTTTAGCCACGCCTCTTTACCGGTCGCGATCTGTCCTAGTCGTTTGTTAAGATAGAAGACTTCCGCCAGCTCCTCAGCCATGGGAATCTTCCCAATCAGGTTGCGGAGCACTTCGTCATTGATTTCCGGATTACCCTTCTCGGTGAAATCGTCTTCGAACGGCTTCCAGTTATAGATCACCGTAAAACGGTCAATGATCATCTGGCGTGAAGTCGGTTTGAACTCCTTATAGACAATCGGACAGAAAGCTGCGCCTTCGAACCGATCGCCACGGTTCGGGTCCTTGAATTTCAGCGACTTTTTAGGAATGCATATCTCGCCCCAAATCGAGCGAGACAAATCCTCGCCCCATTTCTTACGCGGCTCGGGATATTTTTTCTTCTTGTTGACGCCACCGGGATCGTCCCATAGTGGCGCTACGATGTACTTTTTCCCAGGCGCGAACCAAACCCCATAATGCTCGATCGCGATCTTACCTAACTTCTCTGCTTCGACCTTGATTTCCTCGGCGAGCTTTTCCGCTTCCTCTTTCCTAAAATATATACCGTTCTTCTCTGCGTCCGACCACAAGCTGTGCGCCTGATGCTGAAATACAATCGATGGCTCGGGCCATTGCGCGCGCAAACACTTCGCCCACAATGCAACATTCACATCAACGTCAAGCTCACAGTAATCCTCCATCTCCTGATTCCAGGAGCCCCAAACGTATTGAATTATCTCGTCAGGATCAGTGATGCCTTTTTCCTTAGCCTCGGCGGCTTTATCATCGGCATAGTCACCTTTGTTAAGCCCAACGCGATAGCCCCATGCTTTTAGGGTATTGGCACCGATCAACTGACCAGGGAGCTGGTTGCGCTCCCATAGACGAAAATCCTTATCCTTCTGATCGGCAAACAGCATGCGGACCATAGGCAGGGTGTCGCGCAATTTTCCTTGCGGGTTATAATCCGGATAGACTAGCTTGATGGCTTCTTCGTCGAAAGCAATGACATTATGTCCGACACGGACTTTCGCGCGCTCAAGCATGCGCACGCCGTTTATAATCGTATCTTCCGTCTTGTTTCTGCGGAACACATAAACATCGCCGGTCTCATAATGACGAATGATAAGGCTATGGATACGCGTCAGCCGGTCTAGTAAACCGTCCGATTCCAAATCATAGACAAGCGTATCGTAGGCGAAGTTGGTGTTGATCAAAAGACTGCTTCCACAAAACCGGGCGGATCGATACAGATCGCCGAAATCATGAACATACCCATTTCAGGTGTTACTCTGTTCGAGGACGTTGAAAGCTTGCGAATAATCTTGGCGAACTCTAAGGCAGCTATGATCAACTCGGAGCAAAACCAGCTATCATCCTCACGCCAATCACGATTGACGACAAAGGCGAATATCGCCGTCCAATCGTACGGCTTACCTAATTGTGCATCCAGGAAGCTATAAAAGGCGTTCTCTTGTTCGCGCGTCGTCTGAAGATAGAGAATTTTTGTTTGCTTGAATTTGGTATAGTCCGGCAAACGTGCCTGGACGCCTCCATGCATACGCGCGCCATATAGGCGTCCATCCGGCAGCACACAGTCAACATGAGTCACCCAGCCTCTAGTGAAGCTGCGGATCGCTAGTGATGCTAGTCCTGTATGAGTTGAGAATTGAAGGGCGATCATATTAGTCGAGCGGAGCGCGCCACATCCCGTTACAAAATTGAACAATCGTGCGCTTACCGTTCGGGTAAGTGACGATGCAGGCGTGCGCCCACGAGCTAGGCCCACGGTTCCATTCCAGATCGAGTTTCGAATAAGTGCCGGCACAATAGGCGCCGTCAATGATCGTTGGCGAGTGCGTGTGAGCGCTATTCGTGCGAGGCCCGATCTTGGTGAGAGCCTTTACCGAGCCCTTCGAGCCGTTGACTCCGAGATGCCCGTGTAAACCATTCTCGATACCAGCGCGATCGGGCGTCTCACAGATGACGAAGGAACCGTCCTCGCGAACGAATTCCACTTTATCCTTTAGCAACTCCGGACCATATTCACGAACAGTGTGTTCGAAGATCGAGAACTTATCATTGCCGGCTTCGATTGCCTTATAGCACTCAAGCGTAGCCCAAAGGAACAATTGAGCATTCGCCGGATCAAGACGAAAATCTGCCGTCTTGAGCCAGTTGAGATAATGACGATCGTGGTTGGATTCAATAACAACCGAATGAGAGAAGTCGCGCGAGGTTTGTAGAAGGAAATCACCGATACCTATCATATTCTCTTCGATCGAATCGTCACCACGAACATGCATCTTGAACAAATGATGCGAGTCCTTAATACGATGATGACTGCGATTGTCGAAGTCGAGTGTGTCGTGGAAAATCTGAAAGCGTGGCTTCAACACGTCGACCAGTGTGTCCTTCTCGTTAAACCAAACAAGCCCGGCGGTGGTACGATCCATATTCTCCCAATGAATGTCACCATGAGTGATTGCTTCGACTGGATTTCCGAAGCTGATCTCACCATCGTCCATGCGCCAGTCTAAATCCTGGAAGTTGCCATTGTGATCTGCCATCAGGTGACGCATGAAAGGATCACCGTTCGGCATCAGCTCGACAAACACGGCGCCTTGGATATGATGAAACTCAGCCTTGATACCCGCCTTCTTAGGCACATAGTTTGGCAGCGTCACGCAACCTGTCGTAACCAGTGTCTTCGGACGTTGCCCTTTTATCGTCCCGATCGATTGCATCTGGACCTTGGCATGCGGGAAGATACCCGAGCGATTTTGGGTATAGCCCTCAAGACCACTCAGCGGAGACACGGCAGTCGGAAGAGTGTTCATCTCGCCGAGAAATACGAGATTTGGACCAATCTCTAGTCGATCGTTGCAGAGATATGGACGAACTTCTTCGACGAAATAGGCGTGGTATTTCGAGTGATCCTCGAACAGCTTCTTGTTGTAAGTGAAGCCACCGATGCGAAGGTCCGCGTCCCAATAGTCGGCGTAGGCGAGGAGATTGATAAGGAACGGCTTGAAGACGTTGGTTGAGTCTTGGGCTGATGTAAAGATGAAGCGCTTAACTCCGGTCTTCAGTGGATCGATGCGAACAGCTGCCTTCTGCGGTCGATCCTTGAAAGCCTCCGCCTTGAGTTCAGCTATGTGGTTCTGAAACGACGAACGCGGACACTCCAAGAATTTGCAGACTTGACGCTCGCTACCAAGCTCTTCTTCAAGCTCAATCAGTTCGAACAAGGTATAATCCTTGTATGGCTTTTTCTCAATCGTCATCGTCATCTTTCCCATTGTAGTAGTCGTACAAAACAATCGGGTTTTCTTTCGGGTTTTTCTGCCAATCCCAAAAATACCAAGAGTAGTTAAAACGTGGTGCTCCGGTGGTGCCGGCAATCCAACGTGGACGCTTTGACATGTTCAAGCGACCAGCAAATATCGGGCTCTCCCCGAACAGATGCCTGCGGCTACGAGCGAAGTCGAAGTCACTGCGCCCGAGCATTACGACCATGCCAAGCATCGGCTCGGTCAGCTCTATCGCGTGCTCGATAAACTTCTCAGCAAGCTTGCAGCGATCTCCGAACGGTGGGTTTGTCCAAATAGCCAGTCGATTGCAGTTTTGCAGCTTGCCGTATGGTATTTCTCCGGTTTTTAGTTTTAGAAAATCGAAAGTGAAATCGTTGACAACCCAATTGGGATGAATATCTGAAGATACTACGTCATAGCCACTTTCTCTGGCAGCATTTGCTAGTACACCATTACCAGCCGCCGGCTCCCATATCACGTAGTTCTTTGGGATAACCTTCGCGTTTAAGAGCGAATATCCAATCCACTCCGGACTTGGATACAGATCACGAGCGATCTTTTCGTAGCCAAGGTTAATTACGGCAGGATCGGAAACATTCAGCGTTCGACGATACTCGTTAAATTCTTCCAGGTTCATAGTTCCGTCCACTTCCCGGCAATCGCCTTATTGAACGCAACCATGAATAACCTCTTCGCTTTGCTTGGTGGTAGACCCGGCTTGCTCACGCCGGAAAAATCTGTCAGACGATATTCGGATGGCGCCTTGCCCATTACCTTCCAGGGAAAGAAATAGCGCATCTCGATATCAGCCATAACGTCGTCGGCACGTTTGATGACTGCATGCATTTCGTCAGTCAGTTCTATCCCGAAAGCCTTCTCCATGATTGGCGTAATCACAGCTTCAATCTCTCTGAAGTTGGAGATATGACGCTTGATCGGACGGGTGATATCGCCAGTAATGTACTCCGGATTGTCATGACAGACGGCGCCAAGGCAGCACATTGCCTTGTCGTCATTGCTCCACTGTTCGATGAACGGCGCTTCGTGCTGAAGGATGTAGAGCTTGGCTAGACGAGCTACGTACGGCGCGTGCTCTGCCACGCTGTATATGGCTTTGCCCGGTATGTTGCCGTTGTAGCGACATTGTTTCGACAACGAATTTGCGATATCGTCAATGATCACATCCCCTACACGATAATCATCCAGATCGATCATCCGAGAGCATGTGGTGACTGTGATATTCAACATGGAAAAGCTGCTTCCGTAGAAAATGATTTCTCTACGTAGCACGGTTAACGGAAAGAGTCAAGTTTTTAGCAAATTTTTCTAACGATTCTCGGCTAGCATATCCGCAAGAAAGCTTAAGCTACGATACTTGTTGGAATCCAGAACTTGTTCTAAAACCTCAGCTTTTTCTTCTAGAATCGTGATATTTCGAGCATCGAAAGAGTGATCCACCACGAGAAAATGAACAAGCACAGCGTTCTCTTGCCCGTCGCGCCATGCACGGTCTTCGGCTTGCTCCATATTTGACGGGTTGAACACCAGTTCAACGAAGACGACGTGGGACGCCGCTGTCATCGTGAATCCAACGCCGGCAGCGTCGATGTTGCCGATCATTGGGTTGCAGCTCGGATCGTCCTGGAAGCGGTCTACCTGCCCCTGGCGCTTCTGCGTAGGGACTTTGCCGGTGATATAAGCACACTGAGGATAGTGTGATTTTAACGCCTCAGCGACGACCGTATGGTGGCAGAAAACGATGACCTTTTCGCCCGATTCCATTAGGTTGTTGATGTACTGGATTGCGAGCGGAACTTTAGCTAAAGCTAGCTCCTTGCGCGCCTTCGACAGCTCCTCGAAGGCGAGACTGTAATCCTGCGAGAGCTGCAAGCTGGCGTCGATGAAGCGCCCATGAACCGTTGCCACTGCCTGCCAGAAGCGATTATCGGTTTGTTCGATCGACTCTGCTGGCGCTAGCCCGACTAAATTCTCGTAGAGCGAAACCAGCCCGCGAACCGCCGACAGCTCGTTTTCGACCTTTTTCTGAATGCCATCGTCCGGCATCACGATAACTTGACGCGACTTCGGCGGCAGCTCTCCCATGACTTCCTTTTTGTCACGGCGAATCATGAAGGATGTTCTCAGTTTGTACTGTAGTTCATCCAGATTGGTCGCGCCGCGAGTGTCAATGCCGAACCCGTCATGATGGGCGCCGCAGTAGCGATAGATGAAACTCTTCCAGCTGCGTCCGAGCCCGCGCGGATCGACCTTCTCACACAGCGACCACAGCTGAATCGGCCTCGCCGTGAGGGGAGTCCCGGTTAGAAACAGGCGCTTCTTCGCCCGTATCGGACGGAAGTCCATCGTCACCGGCTTCGGCTTTTTCTTTCTTTTTGGGTTTGGTGTAACGTCCGCCGAAGACTGACTTGAAGCGCTTTGATTTGCCGGTTGGGAATCCAAGGTGCCATTCATCGATAACCATCAAGTCCCATTCGAGCGCCTTGGTATGTTCGTCAAACGCCTCCAACAGCTCCGGGTTGATAATCACAACGTCGCTATTCGGCCAAACATGCTCCCGATGAATAACTCGATCCTTCTGGTATGAGTGCGTTCGGGCGATGCCGACCGATAAGTGTTTAACGTCCCAATCCGTCCAGGTACGCTCCCAATGGATTTTCATGAAAGCCGGGCAGATAATAAGCACGCGACGGATTGATGCGTCCAAGTTTGAGGCGCCGATCGCCTGAATGGTTTTACCGAGCCCAGGAGGATCGGCGAGCAGGGTATCCTTGTGCTCGTGAATGAATTTGATTCCCGCTTTTTGAAAAGGATGATACTCAAACGGTTTTCTGTCCCGTATATGAAAGGCTACGGGCACCGGTATGTCGATATCGGCGTCCGCAGCGAAACTAGGCGCCATCCTGACGCGCTCGTGCTCTATCTGATCGTCGAGAACTTCACGCGCGCGCCCGACGCAGAATGGAAGCCAAGGGATGACTTTCGTCCTATCCTTGGTCGTCCACTTTTTTAGGTCTGGATTCCAAAGCCAGCCGTCAGCTCGAAAGCGCAGTCGTTGCTGGAAGGCGATCGTCGCGGCGTAAATGCCGCCGTCAAGCAGCTCGATCTTCATTCATCGTGACCACAATAGCACACGTTCCTTGTGGATAGTACCATGACCAGGGAAGTAGTTCGGCGATGAAACCATTTCCTTCGAAAAAACGGACATTAGCGTCAGGTGGTCCATAGGGATGGCTGACGATAGCTGCCGGCATAATGAACCTACCGCCCTCGCACTTTGGCTTGCGAAAATATTCACAATGATCGGGAGCCGACGCTCCTGGTTCGTTGTAATGCAAGTCTGAGCGCCAATCATCACTATTTGGCCTGAATTTTCCTTCACGTAATTGTCTGAACGAGAAAGAGGCTTTTGATAATTTCCAGCCACGGCTCTCTGCAAAAGAAAGCGCAGCTTCTTTTCGTAACTCGTTTAAGTTAAACCAGACACGGTTCTCGTATATTCTTCTCGCTCTATCTCTTATTCCATCGAAATGGAGTGCGTCATGAAGAGCAGCAATACGATTTCGAAGAGTGTCATCCGGGTTTGTCATCATTTGCTTTCCACTGCCGATGTAAGACTGCTAATTGCATCAGCAACTCCGTCAAGCCCTATACGAATATCGTTGCCGGCATCGGCAACGCTATTTACGCGATGCAGGCCCATTGCCTCAGCAATCTCGCCGAGCTTATCGCCAATCACTTCGAACGTGTTTTTGTCTTGGTCTAAAAGACCGGACATATATCCAAGCTCTTTTATGGCACCCGGCAACTCTTCCGCCACCGCCGCGACATGCAACAATGCCAGTGCTATTGCAAAGCCCTCTTTATCCACATTTCTGGCAAGATACTCCGCGAATTCATCACGCCCTTCAGGACAAAAATCGTGAGTAAAAGGTTTATTCGTCACCATCGTCTTCCATCTCCTCTAACTTCTCAAGCAGATACGCCTTCACGTCCTCGCAGAGACGCGAGGGAACGAAACCATGAGACGGGATGACAACAGTGCCGCCAGCTTTGGCGTGCTCTAAGACGGGCTCTAAATCTTCGTCTAAGAAGGCGAACCCTTCGAAGCTAGACTCGCAAGAGATGTGAGCGGAGCGCTTATTCCCTGAACGGTACTTTAAGCGAATGCCAACGGCGTTTTCTTCGCCTCTGAATTTAGCGAGTCCTTCATCGTCGCCGGAATATTCCGCATTCTCGCAGAATAAAAACAGCGTATCCGGATTGTCATTCAGGTCCTTGACAGTGATTGAACGTTTGTAAATTACCGGCATGCATTTTCTTCTTGTTTTTAGCCAGCCGGGTACTGGCGAGGTTGCTATCTGTCGTGGAATGTCTTGGCGCCAAGCGCCTCCAAGGTTTCAGGTGCAGTTCGTAAAACCGGTTGCTTCGCTTTCTCTTCAAGCAAGCTGATTGCCTCGCGATAGGCGTTTCTCTCCGCTTCGGCGATCTGCGCTTCACAGCTTGCGCGTGCCGATTCGGCGCGAAGTTTCTCAGCACGCGTTGCTGCGGACTGTTGCAGCGTGCGAAGCTGATCGATTGGCTGAACCACCATCTTCATCACTTCATGCGCTTGAGTGCGTCCTGAAGCGACGTGCGTGGTATGCCGAGCTTCTTGGCGGCGCCGCGCTGTCCGAGACTGGCGACGGTATCATTCAGGTGCTGGCGGCTGACGCGCTTGCTGCCGATGACGATCGTGAATCCGTCATCACTGGCATTGACCACAGCCTCTGGCTCGGCAGCTCCCTCGCCGATCTCGTAGCCGCCTTCATGATCGTCCCAATCCACCGGCGGTTCGTCGGGCTCTGGCTCGTCATAAGTGCCGACGTGCGAGACGACGTTACCCCTGAAAAACTGCTTAGCTTCCTCCTGGTCGATTTCCTGGACCACTTCATAGAGACAGCAGCGTCCCTTTTGATCGGAGGCGTCAGACGGAATCGCGGTAATGTCACGTGGGTTGATTTTCACGATAACGACGTGCCCGCTGGTTCCTTCATACGTGTGCAGATAGCCATATGAACAGAAGTGCAGCCCGGTCGAACAAACCGAATGACGGTTCGGGTCACAATGCTCACGTGGCATGTGAACGCGTGTTCCGACACGATGAACGTGGTACGTGCCATCGGTGTTCTTGTGGAACGACTTATATTCCGGATCGACCTTTTTGAAGGCCAAGATATCACCGTCACCGGCAATCGGCAGATTGGCTTGTTCGATCCACAGCCACAGATCGTTGCGGAGTGCCGGGTTCGGATTGTCCATCAGCTTGTCGAGCAGCTTGGCAAGCGGTTCGATCGAATCACCGTCTCTCAGGTGCTCCAAAAGACGCTGAGCCGCGTAGCTGTTGACTTTTTCCGACTTGAAATACACTTCGTCGTCGGAGACGCGAATACGTCCAGCCGTGACCCGAGCGATGAACGATGGAATGTCAACCAGCGACTTGAGCTTGCCGATATCCGCCTTCTCGCCCTTGCCGAGTTCGGCTCGAATTGCATCGAAGTTCACAGACGACTTCGGAATGACGCGCATCCGATAATCGATCAGAACCGAGATCGAATTGGCGGTAATGCTATGCGGGATCGTGCTCATTGCTGTCCGTCTCTATGGTTTGAGTTTCGGCATAATGCTCGGGTTTTTTCCGATTGTCAAGTAAAAAATTAAGAGGTTTGCTTAGTTCTATATAGTTGGCGGCCTTGCGCAGTAGCACTGGATCATCCTTGAATAGACCTAATCCATTGTTACAACTGCAACAAATAATTCCTCTAATTATCCCTGTATCGTGATCATGATCCGTATTCCATCGATTTGAGTGTTTGGCAGGGACATCTGATCCACACAGAGCACATATTTTACCCTGTTTTTCAAACATCTTCTCCCACTCATTTATAGTGATACCGTATCTCTTCAAGTGATCTGTGCGTCTTTTAGGTTTAGGACACATTTTTTCACGATTTTTTCCATACTTCCGTCTGTAGTAGTCTCTTTTATATTGCTTTAGATGATCCTCGTTAGCTTCTCTCCATTTTTTGTCATCATCTTTATTTTTGTAAGCCACTAGCAAGCGCCCCTCTAAAACAGTCCATCGCTACAATATAGTCGTCGAGTGCTTTCAAAGCATCTTGATCGGGATATGGCACTTTTTGCAGTAAAGGATAGGCTTGAAAAACACCTTCGATGGCAGACTTGATAGAGCCAATCTCAGAAACCAGCGCCGGGTCACTTTTGGCGAGCGCGTTGTATTCTTCGTCGAGCTTCGCACGCTCCTCATAATCAAGCACCCATCGATGATTCCAGGCACTCTTAAATTCGGCAGCTGTCGCCTCAATCGCTCCCAACCGATCATAGGCTTTAATCGCTTGAACGAACGGCGACGCCGGATCAAACCTACCAAGCTTGCGGTTCAATCTTTCTAACGTGCCTTGATCCCCTTTGTCGATTGTGATCTCTTTAACACTGAAACTGACCGCTGCCTGCTTCACGTTGAGCGCTTTGCGGTAGGCTGCTTTAAGGACGGGAACCATGTCAATCCATTGATCGGATTTTGAGAGAACTGACTTGCGGCTCTTTGGGATGCCAATGATATGACGGGCATTGTGGATCGCGCGCTTTGATTCCAGAAATCCGATCAGATCGCAGAGCTTCACGCTCTTTATATGCTCCGGAAGCCCGCAGTTGAGCATCACATAAAACCCGGCGTCATTCTCAACGTCGAAATCGTCATACCTTTCCCACGTATCTGCATTCGAATTATAAATGCGCATCGGGGTTATATAGCGCTCGGTCGGAATGCCCGGCGGTCTCACCAGATCGTTGACCAGTTTATAAGGCGGGCGCCCGAGCCCGATCCACATTTTTACGAAGTGAGGGTCCGAGAGTGAGGGTGTCTTGATCCACATAAGATCGTGGCGCACGGTCGTGCCGGCTTCGTTGCGCTCGTGACGAATGCGGCGAGCAGCGTACGGCACGCGCTTACCCTTTTCGCCCGGCAGCTCAACGAAGAAGTCGGTAACACGCGGAGTCCAAGACATTTCCTCAGAATCACAGAATTGCAGTCCTGGTTGACGAATGAATTTCGAGCCTAGATAGTAGACGAATTGAATGCTATTGTAACGAGTCGGAACTCGATAAATGACTGCCTCACCGGCAGCGTTCTTTTCCTCAACCGTTTTGTATCTATGTCGAAAAACGATTTTGTGAAGAAGCTTTCGTCCTTTGAAGCTCTGTTGCCGAGCAAAATCACGGAGATAGCTAGAGACGCCAGAGGCAACGTCGGCGAACATCTCGCAGACTTCGAGGACTTCCATATTCACTTCATAGAGAGTCTTGCCTTTCTTGATATTAGCTAAAAACTCAGCTTTCATTTCCTGAACGATTGTCTCGAATCTATCAACAATAGACTTGACAGTTCGTTCCGAATAGTATAAGTCTTCACGATTGGCTGTGACTTCGATCGAGCTAATTGGGAAATCGAGGATCATTGGCGTGCCCGGAAAACCATGCACGCTGGACAAAAGCTGCCAGCACTCTGGCTTCGTCGCTTTGTCTCTTATGAGATCACACACCACGTCCAGCTTGATCGGATAGAGGACGCAGCCGACCCGAGCAACCGGCTTTTTCAACCATGTTGGTCCACTGGAATAGACGAACGTGAACCAGCCAGCACCTTGACGACGCTTCTCTAATTCCAGAACATTGAGCGAACCAGAAAATTTTGGCTTGACTTCGAAGCCAATGCTAACCACTTCGAGCGCGGTTCGAAAAAGACCGGCATCTTTGACACCGACTGGAAAGGATACCTCAACGCCGTTCGCGGCACCGTCATTCTCTTCGTCGAGCGCCAGGGCGATTTTTGGGACACCGGTCGCATCTATGAAGACATTATACACCCTATGGCGGTCATCTAGCCAGACTTGCACGCCAAAAGTGTCAGTGTAGGCGAAAGGTGTTTTTGAGCCAAGGCCCCAGGCGCCGACCTGATCGTCACGAGCATCCTTGGTTGACTCGAATATCGTCGAGTAGACGTTCATGACTTCTGAGTGAGTCATTGCACAGCCGAAGTCACGAATAGAAAAGAAGGGCTCAAACGCTGTCGGCACGTGAATTTCGAAAGGTTTTAGATTTGCCGCCGAAACATGCGCATCCCAAGCATTCGTCATCAGCTCGCGTACAATAGCTTGATGAACGTTTGAGTAAAGTTTATCAATGAGGACCCGAAAAGCTTTACCGTTTGCTGCTATCGTGAAGCTTTTCTCTTCAAGAAAACCAGCAAACTCGGCTACTCTCTCGGCGGTCTCTATTTTCATCTCTACCTGTTTTCCTATCTTTCGCCAGATTCATGCTACAATTTCTTCGATTTGTCAAGCGAGATCGTACACCGCCAAAAATTCCCGAGTTCGTTCACATTATTTTTCGATTGACAATTTAGGTTAATGCGAGCATTATCCAAAAAGCCGGAAAGGCCACAAATTATGAAAATCCAGCTTCGCCCTTTGCTGATAACGCTTATCAGCTGCGTTTCCCTCCTCGTGCTCCTCGGAAATTCTTACATTTTCGGAAATGACTTCCCCAATCTCGTCGACCGCACAATGGAAGGCGTCGTTTTCATTGAAGCCGGCGGCACGGTTGATCCAGCAACCGGACAGCAGGGAACCGCTGTCGGAACCGGGTTTTTCAGTGACGATTCCGGGATGATCACGACCAACGCGCACGTCATCGAGGGAATGCAGAAGGCAGACCAGCTGCGCATCAGGACTAAGAAAAGCACGAAATGGTATCAGGCGACGGTCGTCGGCGCTGACGTGCTGGCGGATGTTGCCCAGCTCCGCGTGGACGATTGGCAGAAATTCAGAAAAGAAGTACCGTACAAGATTCTTCGCTTCGCACCAGCCTCCGATCTGAAGGTGGGCGACGAAGTGTGGGCGATCGGCATGCCCGTCGAGCTGACGTGGACAATGACGCATGGCTACCTCTCGGCTTCCTATCGCAAGATAGAGCCGCTGTCGCCGGTTTACTACATGCAGTCCGATCTACGTATCACCAATGGCAACAGCGGCGGTCCTCTCTTCAATATGGCGGGACAGGTTGTCGGCATCAACAACATGATCAAAGTCGTTCAAGGCGGCTCGATTCCGTTCGCGATCCCGAGTGAAATCGTCGAGAAAGTCATCCGCGATCTCCATCAGGACACCAAGAAAATCGTCTGGCCTCGGCTTGGCGTCTCGTACACGCCATCACCGGAAGGCGTTGGTATGCTTATTAAGGAAATCCTGCCGGACTCAGTGCTGAAGGGTAAGGCTAAGGTTGGTGACAGGATTCTCGAAGTCTCTACCAAGTTCACCAATTCGCCTTTCCCGCTCGTCGAAGAAGATGACCTTCCAAATCACATCTTTGTCCTGGACACAGGCGACCGTGTGACCCTCAAAGTTCTTTCTCAAGAGAACAAAATAAGTACGGTAAACGTAGCCGTAGGTGCAGGCAATACCAGCTCCAAAATCATCCAAGCGATTGAAGTAGAACATCAACCGCAAGCGAAAGAGAAAGAATAGCTACCATGGGAAAATTTACCCCACTCTATGTGTGGTTCGTCATCACACTGCTTGTCGGAACTATCGTCTTCTACTTGTCCTCAAAAGGCATTGCGACGCTGATCTATTCGTTTGACGTGACCCACATCACGCAGATCATCGCAGCCATAGCAGTCACGGCAAACTTAACGATCGGCTACGTCGCCTGGAAGCACGCTACCGATCCGAAAGAATGGCACAAGCGCCGCGTCCGCAAGTGGCTAGCTGGTGTTTGGTTCTATGCCACTCAGGTGTTCCTGTGGGGCATTCTCGGAACCGTTTGCGGCAGCATGTTCCTATTTTACAGCTCATTCGGCGGAACTAGCAACCTTGCTAGCTTCACGATGGCGACATTGGCTCCGCACCTGCTTCCGCCGCTCGGCATCGTGTTCTCGACAACCGGTCTCGGGGTTGCGTCC